AAGGTTCACCAGTTTCCATTCTTGATTTTAAAATCTCTGCCCATAACGCCATTGCCTCTTGATCCCTTGATTCTAATTTTCTCATAAACACATCATCTACAACAACACATTGGTGAAGATTTAAACATTGTCTATTTGGATCACCTTTTGGTCTTCTAATTTGTAAGTATTCTTCAATATCAGGATGGTTAATATCTAAATTTACTGATGCAGCACCTCTTCTAACATTGCCTTGATTAGTAGCAATAATAGTAGAATCATAGATTTTACACCAAGGAACTACTCCTTCTGATTTGCCATTACCTGTGATAGATGTTCCTCTAGATCTAATTCTAGAAACGGAAATTCCTACACCCCCACCTTGTGAAGTTAATTTCATAACTTCTGCATTTGTTAACCCAATTCCTCTAATTGAATCAGGTGTATCAACACCAAAACATGAAATTGGTAAACCTCTATCTGTTCCCATATTAGAAAATACTGGTGAGGCAAGACCTAACCATCCATTCCACATTAGTTTATAGAACTTATTTTCTAATTCAGGTTTTCTTAATCTCATAGCCGCAGCTCTTGCAACTCTTTTATATGCTGTTTTTGGGGTTTCTCCAGGGATTAAATAACCTTTAGACACAGTTGCCAAAGAAATTTCATCCATCCAAGTAGGGTAATCTTTTCCTACTTCCCAATTTGAAGTATCTACACTAATATTTCCGTCCATTTTAAAATAAGTCGTTTGCGTCCCACTTTTGGGCTCCTTTTGAATAATTTGTAACTCGATTTGCAAAGAAATCTGTATGTTGTTTTCCAGCAGATAAAGAATCAAACCATTTCATTCTTTGTACTGCTTCCTTATCTATACCATTAACTACGGGCTCTAATCCTAAATCACCCATTTTAGTATTAACTCTATGTTTAATAAATGAAACTAAATCATATTTAGAACAACCTTCCAAATCTCCCATTTCATAAACTTTATCTATAAAATCTAACTCTAGCTTTAAAGATAATAAAGCTGCTTCTTTAATAGATTCTCTTAATTCAGGAGTATTTAATTCTGGTTTTTCTTCCATTAATTGTCTAAATAACCAACATCCTGCGTTTGAATGTAATGATTCATCTCTAATACTCCATTCTACTATTTGTCCTACACCTTTTAGTAAATTTCTTAATTTAAAAGATAATAAAATAGCAAATGATGAAAATAAGTTAACCCCTTCTGTAAAAGCAGAAAAAACAGCTAATGATTTTGCTCTAGCACTCCAATCGGGAGTACCATCATGAGAATCTCTAACCTCCATTAATGTTTCAATTTTAGCCATTGTAGTTTCATCCTCTAAAAATTCACTAAAATCATCTAATCCTAATTCTTCATTTAATAACGAATATGCCTCAGCATGAATAGTTTCAAATGCACCAAATGTAACACCCATTTTGATAATTTCCGGTTTTCTAAACCAAGATGTTACTAAGTTAGTCCAATAATCATTTACTACTGTTTCTGTTTGGGCAAACCCCTTTAAAATAGTACCAATTATATTTTTTTCATTTTCATTTAAATTTTGTTTCCAATCATTAACATCTGACATCATAGGTACTTCAGTGTGTAACCAATGTGCTTGTTGTTGTTTCATCCAATAATCATGTGCTTCTGGATATTCAAATGGCTTATATACTATTCTTTCTTGGGTTATGTCTCTCATATAAATTATTTTTTAAAATTTTGGGGTCATAAATACAATATATACTATGAATCCTTATCATTAATTAAAGAAGAATCTTGAAAAAGTTGATTTAATACAAATTTATCATTCTTCGTTGGTTCGTTAAAATTGTTAGATGTTGAAACCGGCTCATTTTCAGTAAAAATTCTTGGTTCTTCATCCATTTTTATGTGGCCTGTTGATGCATCTATGTCAGCATGATAAGTTACACCATCAAATCCATATCTATTTTTCATTATAAAAAATCTACCAGTACCATTAACCTTATCTTGAGGTAATCTTGATAAAGACATACAAAAATCAGTAATCATCATTTTATTATATGATCCTGCCGCCTTATCCCCTTCAATGGTTTCATCTCTTGCACCTGCTCTATTAACTTGTGATACAGACCAAATAGGAATATTTAAAGTTCTGGCTAGTGCTTTAGTAGATATATAAGTGTTATCTAATTTTTCTTTTTCATCTTTAGATCCACTAGTACTTTTTAATAAATCTACATAATCAATAATTACTAAATCAGGAGCATAACCTAAATCTGTGACTTTTGAGATGTGTGCTTCTATTGTAGACATAGACGCTTGTCCTGGTGAATATTCTTTAATTGTTAAAGTTCCTTTTAAACCTTTAACATATTCATCTATTTTTTCTTTATGTAAATGGATAGTATTTACTGGTTGGTTAACAAAGTGTGCATCATATCTTTTTCCAACATATCCTTCTGATAATTCTAGAGTGTAATGTATAACATTTAATCCTAATTTTATAGCATGTGCCCCTAAAGCAACTAAACTCCAAGATTTACCACCACCTGGGGAACCAAATATTAAACCAAAATCTCCTCCACCTAAACCACCCATTAATCTTTCATTTATAACAGCCCAAGGAGTTGGTATTACTTGACGATCTTCTTCTTTGTAACGGGCTTCCATATCTTTTAGATACTCATGTCCTATATCTTTGTCTTGTCCTGCTTTTAATGCATTATCAATTGTAAATCTAATATCATCAAACATTCCACCAGCAAGTAAATCTACTGATTTAAGTAATGCATCTTTTAATGATTGGTTTTTACAAAAACTAGAAAACTCACCTTCAACATATTCCTGATCATCATTGGTTAATTTATATATTTCTTTTAATTGCTCTACAATAGCAATTTTTAATACTTCATTATCTAACTTTTTAACTTCAATTTTTAAAAAATCTAAAGTTGGATTAGCATGAAATTTATCAAAATATTGTAATGCTTCTCTAACAATCCATTTATGTGCTTCATTTTCAAAATAAGAAGGCATAATAACATCTCTAATATTAAGAGTAAATTTCTTATTTTTAAGTAAAGAATGTAATACTTTTACTTGAAAATGGGGACCATATTGAGATAAACTTTTTAGTGTCATTATAGAGAATTTAAAGCTAAAGTAGTTCTTATACAATTTTTTCCCCCTGGGAGGACCTCATGATTTAAAAAACTTGGAAATGCTATAAGAGAACCTTTAGTTGGTTGGATAACATATTTATCTTTAATATAAGGGTTATTTGAATTATCATAAAATGCATATGGTGAATACCAAAGATTAGTAAATGGAGAAGGGTTACTCAGACAAAACATACCGGCATCTTCATTGGCTCTTATCCAATATACTATAGATATTTCATTCCTACCATGATTATGAATACCATGAAAATTATTAAATTTATAATCTTGAACCCAATATGAATTTATTTTAGTTTTATTTGGAATTGAATAAGTTTTTTCGAAAAAATTTATACACTTTTCAATTTCTTTCTTTAGTAAAGGGACTTCGTTAATATTTAATATTTCTTCTTTATTAAAAAAATCAGAATAATTTTCATTATTAAAATCTAAATGCTTTAACCTAGGTACTACTAAATCCTCTACATAATCTGCTATTTGAGGTGATACCTGATGGGTAATAATACCAGTAGGAAAAATATTTTTTATATTCATTTTTTATATTTTTGAAGATACGAAAAAACTTCTGCTAACCAAAATTCTGTATTAGGAATTCCTCTACCTAATAAATCTTTTTCATACATCTCTAAAAATCTTTTTTTATTAAAATCATAAGGAGGAGAATCTATTAATTCATCTAGTTCTTTTTGATCTTTATCTAATAATTCAATATTTTTTAAAGACATTAGTTCATAATTAATTTCTAATTGACTTTTAAATAAATGAACATTACCATATATTCCATGTTCTTCTACTTTATCAGTTGCTTTTTGATATGCCTCTTGTAAAGTAAATCTTTTTTCACCTGCTATTTCAGGAAAATATTTCATTAATTTTTTAGGACCTAATCCCTTAACACCTGGTAAATTATCAGATTTATCACCCATTAAACATTTCATTGTAATAAAATTATAGGGATGCATACCATATTGCTCATAAACATCATTTGGTTTATAAAATTTCTTTTTAATAGGTGAATATACAGTTATTCTATCATCTACTAATTGTAAAAAATCCTGATCAGCAGAATAGATAATAATATCATCTTTTAATTTTTGTGATAGGTAAGCTATAGTATCATCTGCCTCTATTTTATCAATTATTGATATATTAACGGGCAATGATTTTAAATAATCTAATAATCTTAACATTTGTGTTGCAATTGAATCAGATTCTTCTGCTAATGTTGAGAAAACTTTAAAATTTGTAATTCTTTTTATTTGACGATTTGCTTTATATTCAGAATAGGTATTTCTACGATTTGTAATATTACCTTGACCATCAAAAACTAAGATAACTCTAGTTGGTCTAATTAGTTTAATAACATATCCTAATGATTTTAAAAAACCAACTAAACCACCAACATGATTTCCTTGTGGATTAATAGCGGGAATCATAGCAAATGAACGCAAAAACGTGTTCATAGAATCAATTAAGAGCACCCTACTGTTTAAGTGTAGGGGCTCTAAATTGGACTCCTCATGCAAGTTGTTGAGTATATCTTTATAGAGTTCTTTCATCCATCGCTTCTACATTAGCAAAATCTTCATCTTCAGATCCTTCTAAAACTATTTCAATTGGACCTTCACCTAATATAGCACCCCATTCTGATTGGTGAGCTTTTTTATAATTGTCTATATCTTTTTTAGTATCAGATATAAAGCCATGAGGTGTAACTATGATTTTACCCGTAGTTGTAACACCATTAATATGGTTTTTTTCAACAGCGGTTTTAACCTTTTTAGCCCATTCTACCTTTTTACCATCTTTAACTGCATTAACTTTTAAATTACCTGAATTAGAGATATTACCAAATGTTACTATTAATGTTGAATCAAAGAACATTGTGTTACCACCCTTATTTTTCATAGTTGGTGGTTGCATAGGACCTATTGGTTTTTCAACCCAAATCTTATTAATAGCAACTAATGTATTAGTGTAAGGACTAGATTCTTTTCTTGATAATAAGATTTCTTGGTTTATAAAATTACCAAATTGAGTAGACATTGCTCCAGCATTCCATTCATTATTATTTTTAGCTTTTTCAACTGACATTTGACATGGAACAGACCCAATAGAATCCCATAAGAATACCATATCCATAGGTAAATTACCTTTTTTCTGTTCATTCATTAAATCAGCCATAAAACCTGCTACAGCTTCTACTGTTGGTAATTGCCCTCTATCAGCAAAAATAAAATTACCATCAACTCCTATTGTATTACCATCTTCATCTTTTTCAAGATCTACTTCTAGACCCATCATCATAGCATGTTCCCAAGACCATTTCATCTCAGTTACTATAAAAACAGGTAATATTCCCATTTTTTGAGCATTAACAGCTACCTCTAATAAAGCGGTAGTTTTACCAGTATCAGAGTGTCCACGTAATAAAGTAATATGACCTGCAGGAACACCAGGTAATGATACCATTTCTTGCCACGCTGGAGATAAAGGTATCCATGATTGTTCTTTAAAGGTATTATTAGATGATCCTAAACCTTTTGCTGCTTTAAATTTATCAAGGGAGAACGTTCCCTTAACAGACTTGGAGATATCGCCCCCAAGGCTTACTTTTTTTCTTGCCATTTAATTAATCTTTAAATAAATCGTCGAATTCGTCCTCGTTGAACGATTCTTTTTGTTTAACATTCAAAGTATAACCAGTATCTCCTTCTGTAGTTGTTGTAGTTGGAGTATCTGTAGTAGTATCTTCTGGGTTTAACCAATCCTGAAGTGCTGTTTTCATATCATCATAAGAAACCCTTTTATAATATTTTAATAATTCAGGTTGATCAGATAACCATTTTTCAACTTCAGCATTATCATCAGATAAAACTGATTGTTTTGGTTTTACTCTAAGTGAAGTTTGTGGGTAAGGATTACCTTGAACTACTTCTACTGTCATATCTAAACCAGAGACTACATCAGTAAAATCACCGTAATCTTCGTCTGCTGCATAACTTAGTAATTCTTGGTATACTTGTTTTCCAAATTCCCAAAATCTAACACCTTTATTTTCTTCCCCTCTAACTATTACAGGAGCAAATACCCTCATTTTTGGTTCTAATTTCTTAGCTAACCTCCAATTTTCAGGTTCAGATGTTTTTCTTAATTCTTTAGAAAATTCTACAATAGGATCTTTATCACCATAATTAATTGGTGAGATCATTGTTCTACTTCCTATTCCATAATGAAAGAAAACTTCAGTAAATGGGTTTTCTTTATTTTCCTTATAAGGGACAAATCTAACTTGTGATTTACCCATAGGTGCTTTCCAAAAATATTGACTTCTGTCAAATTTCTGATTGTTGTTTTGACCAGGTTTGGTCTGTAATTGTTCTAACTTGCTTGAGATTAATTTTAAATCCATAATATAACTTTTTTTAATTTGAAACGGTTGATAATGTAATAACTTAATTTATGATATCCAAACTAAAATGTAAGGATCTCATGTATTTTTGTATCTAATTTTTTTAACTCACCACCCGTGGTTAATAAGATGCAATTTCTGTAGTCTTGCCAATTTACTCTATAATTAGTATCTAATTCAC